CTAGGCCACTTTGTATTTTACTGCGATGTATGCAGGAGTGTTTTCATCGCCGGTCCTGGGGGTCCCACCCGAACCATCTGCGATTACTGAACGAATAGAGTAACCAGGTGATGCACCGTTTGCGCTTGCAGACGATGGTGTGTTCGGTCCGGCACCGCTCGAATATGCAGTCGTGCCACCAACCGTATTATTATTGCTATTCAGCCAAAGCTCATGCACGTGTTTAAATAACTGATCCTGTCCCGCAAATCCAACAGCGCCACCGTCGTAATTTCCACCCGCTGCCTTGGCTCTTGTCCCATGTATTCCTGCACCTCTTGGAAAAATACCTCTTCGATCTGGAACGTTAAATGTCGTCGAACCGTCACCAAAACCATATTCAATATTTGTAATTATATCTCCAGTCTGAGAAGACGTGAGATCTATAATGGTTCCAGTTTGAGTCAAAGAAATCTGAAAATCATTAGTCGTCGGATTTCTTACATAATAATTTGTAAGGCCAGTAATTCCACCTCCAGTAAAGGCAAACTTAACAAGTTGTCCTTCCGTGAAGCCGTGGGCGTTTACAGTGATTCGATCCGTTGCTGGAACGATTCCAGTTACCGTTTTATGAACCAAGTTCCAGAGAATTGAAAACGTAGTTCTTGAAATGGATTGTGCATTCGCTTCTTTAAATATAGACGACGGTGCAATATTCAGATTATCTTCTATAATGCTTCCTAAAGGAATGAGTAGATTCAAAATATTTGCATCGGTTACGTCGATACGATCTTTTGCATACTGATCATTTTCGTATAATCGATCAATTTCATCATCAATCAAATCCCCGTCCGCGGGTGTATTTTTAGACCAAGTGCGTGTTTTTGTCGGATTAAATACTGCCATTTTCTTACTTTAACTCCTGCTCAAATATTAAAAAACGTTCATGTAATTTAAAAGGTTGTTCGATCTTAAAATAAGATCTGACTTGTTCTTTCATTTCCCGCAAATCCATGTCTCTAAAGAATTCAGATTCAAGTCCAGTTCCGATTTTCTGAAAACCTTTCTTCTCACAATATTCTACAAGATTCGCGTGATCTGAAAAGACAGCCATAGGGAGCATTTCGATCCGTGCTTTTTCCTTACCTGCGATTTCAATTGTAGTTTCTCTAACTAAAATTTGGATCATAGAAACTCCTCATTTATTATAAAATCATAAACTATAAGGTTGTCTTTTGGTTTTGAAGGAAACGTTTTAAGAAAGAGTAAATTTCCGTCCTCATCAAACAGACCAATCTCATTGATACTTTGTCCAATGAGTTCAGACTGTTTGATCATAGCTTTAAAACTTCTTGTCCCATCTGGATTGTTTTGAATTTCAACGAGCTTTCTGAACACTTCATTCTGCAAACTCGTATCCGAATCTTGAGGAGATCGAGGAATTCCGGATTCAAGTCCACCCGTTCCGAACGCGATTTCATACGGTTGAATTCCGACATTGCCTCCGGAGAGAATCGTAAAACCGTTGAGCGGCCATGTTCCGTCTAAGATTGATGAGCGAAGGGCAGAACCATATAGTTTTCCAAAAAGTGTTGAAGTCTCAAAACGGTAGTTTATGATAGAGCGAACGCCACCGGCGCGAATTTGAGCGATCGCTTTGTTAAACTCCGGACTTACTACGACAGAATCAAGCGAACCCGAAAAGATAACTCGAATCGTAGCGGGCCTTTTTGAACTTCCCGAAAGAGGATACTCTCCATTCAAAGTTAGAGAGCCGTCCAAGAACATCGGAATGCCTGAATAGCAAAGCTCTTGAATTTCGTATAACGTCCCAGTTCCCGCAAGAATCTGAGAACCGATTTCGTTCATTGAATAGATGTCGCCTTTCGATTTTTGTTTTTGTCGGGCAATCGAAAGGAAAATTCGAAATCGAAAATCATCCATTCCGTTTCGTGGTTGCTTCAAGTTCTTGCCGATAAGGTTGAGAATCGCACCGCTCTGAATTCTATAATCTGTTGTGCCTTTAATCGATACTAAAACAGAGCGCACTTCGTTTAACAATTCAAGGTCTGCTTGCCACTTCCGTCCGATTTCCGAATCCGGATCACGAGTAAAGAGCGACGTCGGATATTTTTGAAGTATATCTTCGATGGTCTTCATATAAAATTGACCTGAATGTTTGCGGTAACGAGCTTTGCTCTTTGTCGACTGCTAATAATAAGTTCGTCTAACGTTGCGGGTGCCGAAAGGCCAACCTTGACCGTCATAGATTTGATTCCAAGCACCTTGACCGAATCGTATTCCGAAAGACCGCTTTGAGACGCGATCAACTTCCACGCGAATACGTCCTCACCGGTTCCGTCTCCTTTATATGAGGTTGAAATCGGTCCTATTGTATCGATACCACCAACCACTTTGATACAATTCGTTTTTACGATGGATTCGGAACCCGTTTCCCAAAGTGAAAGATCTCGAACGATCCCGACCGTAACAAAAATTGGAACATCTGTAGGACGATTGAAGTAATAGGTTCGGGGAACTCCTTTGTTATCTATCAGAGTAGTTGTATACGTTCCTATCGATTCAATTCCGCCGGGCCAATTCTTTAGGAAACAATCTCCGATTTCTGCCGGCGTTCCACCTTCGATGACTGCTTCCATTGAGTGAGGATTTCGACCTTCAACGTCTACGAAATCAGTAACGTTCTCATAAACTCGTGCGGAAAGAATGGATTCTATATTATTCAACGCGCCTTGAACGTTTGCGGCTGAACTCCCTCCGTTGATTCCTTCTTCAAGGAATCGGTTTAGATATTCTGAATCTGTTTCGATCACTCTTCCTTCTCTCGCCGGCTCCGGATTCGTAACGGTATCAATTCCGGTCATCACCGTATTAATCGTAGTGATTGAATTTGGACCAACATTACCCGAAATACCATATTCAATATTTAGAGCTTGCGCATTGAGTAAAACGCTTCCTCCGGAGACGGTTCCAGATTCGATCGTAATAAATTGTAAACCGTTTCCAGTTTGACAGATTGTTCCGATCGAAACGAAAGATCCTTCTACTCCGGAGAAGAACAAGCCAACTATCGACCGTTTAGCTGGCTGTCTTTCTGAACCTAAAGGATTGAGAACTCTATCCAGAGAAACTCCTTTCGATGTGTGAGCAAAGTTTGAATAGAATATGTCTTCAGCAAGTTGATAAATTTCGTCTAACTCGTCCGCTAAAATTCTCAGCCTAACACCGTCTTCACTCAGAATTGAAAGATCAATGTCCGATCCAAGTTGAGTTTTATACTTTGTCTCTAAGTCGGAAATGATTTTTTCTTTGGATTTACGAATGAATCCTTGTGATGTAATTCCGGCCATTATACGTCTCCCGAGACTAAGCCTTAAACAGTGATTGCAGAAAAACGAATATTCAATTTTCTGTTACTACTGAGTTCTTCCACTATTTCGATATTTTCTACCGAAACAGTTTCCGGATCTCGTTGCAAAACTTTTTGTATTTCGAAGAGAACTCTATCTTTCGAAATTTTGCTTGAGAAAATTGTATTCCAATCTACACCATTTAACGGTTCATAGACGGATTCTCCCAACGAAAGTCGAATAGAGTGTTTGATTCTTTGAGAGTAATATTCCAAACCTTCGATCACAACCGGTTTCCCGTTGACTCGAACGATGTCTCGATTTTCAATTTTTAAACCCTTCATCCTATTTTCACCTTGCTCGAAAGGATTTGATCTACTTCTGCTTTTCTCAAATTAAGCTGAGTGATTACAGACGGCGCGAGGCCCGCTGGCGAACCGGGAACTGTATTCGTTGTAAACAAAGCCGCGTTGTTTATGAACACATCCAAAATCATTTTAAGAAGTTCTGATAGAGTTTCTCCCAGGACGGATGATTCAGAAAGATCGATTAGGCCGCCTCGGATTTTTATCGTATCGTCGTCGAGTTGAATCAGAGATTTACCTTGTTTGTGTCCGATGAGAAAACCCGGAAGGTTTGCGGTCGCGGCCGGTGCGTCGAGTTCTCCTTTGAATCCACTTACCACACATGCACTTTGTAGATCAAAGAGAGATTCTGAAACAGGAGTGCTTAATCCGCGAATTGCGTCTGACGTATCATGAGTTGAGAACGAAACCCAAACCTTATCCCCACGTTTGTAGTCCGGCTTTATAAAAAAGTCGCCCGCCCAAAGCGTTCCAACTCGAATATTTGAAAGAACCGGAAAATCAATTTCCTGTCCTTGACCGTCTTTTTGTTTGAAAAGAATTTTTACGTTAGCCGTCATCAAGGAGGGATTAAACGATTCGATTGTGCCAGGAAGACCTACCTGAACGCTTGCGAGTTGCTTTTTGATCGCTTTGAGAATCACTTCGTCCAAAGTTATCATAACGGAAGGACCTCAAGCTCGGTATAGTTCGTAGTTTGGAATGTAGAAAAACGATGTTTTCCTTTTAGGATTCTACATTCTCCATCCAGATTTCCGCCTTTCACGGCAATCACCTGATTTAATTTGAACTTGTGACGGAATAGGCTTGTAACCTTCCAGGTTTTTTGATTCTTTTCGGGAATTCCAATAAGCCCGGAAGAATTGTCTAAGAAGATCGTGCTTGGTTTAGAAGGAGGATCGAGCGGGGAGATGTGTAAAAGTCCGTCTTGCATCCAGTATTGAGATTTTATTAACTCACAGAAACTTTTAACGCATTCTCCTAACGTTCTTGTTGCACTAAAATTGATGACTTTATCTTCTCCTAATGTTATAGATCCAGGTTTGATATTGCCTTGAGTCAAAATATCAAGAATTACGGTTTGTGCAGGAAGTTTACTATACGTTTTCATGATATAGAAACTGTTCCAGGAACCGGCGTTTGCCGAGATAGTGAATTCTAAAATTTTATTTGGACCCTCCTGTCTCATTTTGGGAAGAATCACTTCACCGGAAACAACCAGGCCGTTTTCATCTTTGTATCCTGCGCTTAACATCGCAGTGGGATATAGGAATCCTTTCCCCTTAGCCTTGGCTCCTATCATTTCGATCGTATCATCATTGGCGTTATAGATTAAAACTTTCGTTACATTCAACTTCTCTAAATCAGACTCGAATTCGATGTCAAACGGAGGATAGGTGAACTCTTTTCCGAGACCTGTCTTCGGAAGAATTTCCAAAGAAACAACACGGCCGTAAAGTTTCGGATTTCCGATCATACCGTTTTCTCAATGATATAAATTTGAACCGTAGATCCGAGCGTGTCTCTGTTGACAGAGATTTCCACGAACTCATCTCGATACAGATCATCCAGATCTAAAGGGATGAGTTTGACATTGCTTGGGAATCCATCGACTACGAAGTGGTTCAAAGGGACTCCGTAGACAAGCTTTGTCGAAAATAGAATTTTTCCTTCCGAGTCTCTTACAAGAACCGTAATAAAATCACCAACTGAGTTGTAGTTGAACTCAAACTCATAATCCTTTTTATCGATTTCGTATTCATAACGAATCGGGAAAGTGTTAGAAGTAAAATGTAAATATTGTAATATTCGCATATAGACCTTATCTTGATTTTAGAAGGCTTCTTTCCTTCGCTGGATTCATCTTATCGGATAGTTCGACTTCTTTGATTGGTTGCTTACCCATGGATTTAACAGCATTCAGATTTCGCGTTTTTGCCTCTACGATCTGAACCGGATAAATAGATATGGTTATACTAATGTCATTTCCAATATCTTTAGATTCAGAAAAACTAATGTCTCCGATTAAAAGATTTGGAATTTCATCCATAGTTCTACCTAAGTATCGTTTGTCAGGATCATCGGGCGGAACAAAACGAAAGAAAGACGGAAGCATCGATAGGATTTTAGTAAGAATCCCGCCGGTTGTATAACCGAGCATCGTAATAAAAGTTCCATCTGTTTGCCAACGAATGAGCGTTTCTAATTTTTCGTCTACAGTCACTCGACGGAAAGAAAATATGGCGATAGAATTCGAAAGGATCGCACTTAATGAGATTCCTCTTTGACCTGGAATTACATGATCCGTTACCGATGTTTTTCCTTTCTCTTTTTCAATCGGGTGTCCGGTCACTTCGGCAGGATAGGAATGTTGAATTTCTAAAGATACATTGAGTTCAATTTCAGTATCTCCGTCCGTTAGAGCGATTGTGTCTCTTCCTGTGATGATTTCCATTACATTGCCTCCGGAGAAAGCCCAGCAGAAAGGCCGAGCTTGATCGCTATTTTTTCTAATTCTTTTTCTAAACACTTTGCAAAGATCGTAGCGTTTTCTTGTGGTGAACCCGCTCCTAACGTAACATTTGCGATATTGACGGAGATTCCTCCGGAGGATTTAGATCGTCCCAACGATCCCAGATCTTTCAGTGCAACAAGATTGTCGTCCGGGTGTGTGTGGATAACTTTGCCGCTTTTTGTTATGATCGCATCTTGGACATTAGTAACGTTATCCGCTTTCCCAGGTGTTCCAAAATTGAAGACACCAGAAGGGAAAATTCCGGAAAATGCTTCTTTAATCTTTGGGCCGATGTCTTTAAATAGATTTGCTATGATTTCAGGAAGTGATTTAAACCACTCAACGATTTCGTCGAAATAAAAATACAAAGTGCTAATTGGAAAGAGAGCCATAATGAGAAACTTTCCATATTTCTTAGCGAGATTGATCAGATAGTCGAAGGCCTGTCCAAATAACTTTTTAATATCAAAATCTTTGAATGGGCCGAGAAAATCCCCTATGATCGATTCTCCTCCATCCATCCAAACAAGAAGGTCATCTACGATCAAAACAATCGCTGCGATTGTTGCGGCCACAGCCGCGCCGATTGCTATAAAAGGAAGCCAAGGGGCAATAGCCGCTCAACCAGCCACAGCCATTCCGTAGAGAGCGGGAATCATTCCTCCAGCGGTTGCGGCGGATGCCGCGATCATCTTGGCCGTTATAGCGACGAGAACTCCCGTAAAAACGGCTCCAAAGATGACGAGACCACCTTTGACGCGATTGACCGAATCCTCTCCTATAGTAAAATATTCTAATATACTAACAAACATTGCAAGGAATGGCTTCATTCCATCCAAAAGGATTTTTCCGAATATCTCTTTCAAATCTCCCATTCTCTGATTGTATGCTTGAAAGATTGCTGAAGAGGATTTTAAGTGTGAGCCATACGCATCTTGAAGCGCAGAATTCTCTTTGAGTGCCGTGGAAATCAGTTTTTCTCGTGCAAGACGTTTCGAGACTTCAGTCATTGCAGAGTTGTTGATTTGATTGAATTCTTTTGTATAGGAAGAGAAGAGTGCACCGTTCTTTTTTAAAAAATCGTCGGACCCGGTTTGAATCGCTTGATACGCCTCATTCATAGAGGCGGAAAGATCATTGCCAGTGACTTCGGCGACTTGTTGCAGTCCTGAGAGATTTTTAGATGAACGAGTTAGATTTAGTAACAAGTGGAAGAATGAACCAGGAAAATGAAACATTCAAATTATTTTATATGGGGTTTTCTTTTTTCGGTTGGTTTGAGGATGACGAACTTGTAATCGATGGATTTTGGTCTTTTATTCCTGGATTATTTCCAGTAGATCCTTTTGGATGGGGGTTTATAATTTATTCTGGGAGTTATTTTAAAGTTCTCTTTAAATTTCTTAGAGGAGATTTTATTGATGATCAGGAATAGGATATATAATTAAATGAGTCGCCTCTCTCAAATCTGGACGTTAAAAGAGGAAGGAAAAGATCAGAAGGAAAAAAGTGAAACTAATTTATGATTTTGATGAAGAAGATTTAGCCAAGAAAGTAAGAATTGAAAAGGAAGATGGCACTTGTGAATACTTTCCTTTCTACGATTTCAAGTTTGAAAATTCATCCAACCATACGCTTAGAGTAAAAACGTGGGTAAGCGAAAAAGAAAGAAGAAAGTTCTATGAATTCGAACCGATCGAAATAGATCAACTCGAACTAGTTCTCAAAGAAAATATATGAAGGATAATACAATTGAAGAAGAAAAAAGAAAGCAACGTTTGAAACAGCTCTTTGCTATTGGAGGAAATATAGGATATAAGAAGGAAACTCTTCAAGAGATTAGTTCATCTCTTGGAATGAGTGAAAGGTTAAGTTTCCTTTCTGAAAGTCAAATCCAAAGAATTATTACTTCCCTAAAAAAAGGACATCCAGAAGCGTTTAAAAAATCAGAAGAAAGATATAAAAAGAGATCTATTCCGAAGTCTCAGTTATTCTCAATTCCGTCTGTGGATCAAAAAGGAATAACCGAAATACTTCTTTCTCAAGTGAATAAAATTGCACCCTATAAGATTTCTTTAGAATCGGTGGCTCAGAAAACCTTTAAAATCCCTTCCGAAAAGCTATCCTTTCATCATATCAATCTCTTATTGAAGCCCTTAAATCCATGAAATCTCGATTCGAAAAAGAAACAAACATTAGAAATTCTTCTCAACTTTGAATAAAAAAGAATCTTAAAAGATCGTTTTTAGATATTTTTTTATACTTTTCAGTTTCGTTTTAGATGCGTTTATAATGGTTCAATAGTGGGTGGGGACAAGTTCCCACATTTAAAGAATCGATCTATAAAGTTCAGATTTCAACTTTTTTCAGAATCTGGGTTTCTTACGTCCTGTTCACATTATGCTATATAAAATCGAATACCGTTAAATCTTTATCGCAAAACACTGTTTCAGTGCAAAATATTGGGTATTTTATTCTATAGTTCTTGAGTAAGATTATTTCAAAATTTAGGATTGGTTTCAAAAAAATAAAAGTTCTAGATTAGATATAATTTTTTGAGAACTTCTAAGTCTTGGATAAAATCGACCGTTAATTTTTATTATCGTTTTTATATGTCCGGGTAAGTAAGTCGATATTTTCTAAGATTCAATCTGTTTGTGATCGTGGCATTTGGATTATCTGTTTCAATGACTTCGCCTCGTAAAACCATCGGTGCTACCGCTTCAAGCACTATACCACGATTGTAAAACGAATCTTTAAGACCGATTCGTTTTACAAGTTCCGGTAACGTCAAAACACCTCTTGCAGTTTCAAATTCTTGGCGAATTAGCGGCTCGAATTTTTTTCTGCGTCGGTCCACCAGTCGATACACCAT